CGGCGCAGCCGGTCGCCAGCGCCGCCTTGGTAATGCGGGTCAGTTGCGCGGTGCCGTTGTGAGTTGACACCTAAACCTGCACAAAAGCGGGAAGAACCGGGAACAGGTGAGAACAAGTGAAAACACTTGTGAAACCGGGGGTTTAGGCGGCATGGCTGGAAATGGCGGCGGCGATGGGCAAAGTTTGCAGAGCAGGCGAAAACGAGTGGTTTCGGGGCAATTGGTCACCGTTTGGGGCCAAAGATGCCTCAAAGGGGAGAAGCGTTTAAACCTCTGTAAATACGCCATTAAAGCGATGTTTAACGCGCGTTCACTGGCAGTTTGGAAGCCCATGACCTGTGTGGAACATGCAAAACGCGTTGCATGTTGGACATATCATTTGCATGTTCAGATTAACCCATTGAATTATTAGGCAAATGGCGCGCAAATAGCGAGCTTGAGGCGGGGCCGAACATGCAAATGATTTTTGCCGATCACGCCCTGAAATTGCGGATCAGCAGCTCGGCCCGCGCGCCTCGGGCATCGGCCTTGGCTGAGATTGAATAGCTGGTTGAGACCGGTTCAATCGTTGCCCAGGCGAAGAGATCGCGCACCTCTGGCACATCGTTGATCGACAGGAGGAAACGCCCTTCGATCTTCCGCAGCGCATCGGACAGCTTGGTGAACTCGCTCCGCGAGAACAGCTCGCGTCCATAGTCGGTCTCGCAGCCCCAGTAGGGCGGGTCCACATAAAATACTGTGTCCGCTCGATCATAGCGGCGGACCATGTCCGACCAGTCTAGGCATTCGATGATAACCCCGGAAAGGCGGCTGTGCAGCGCCTCGAGCATCGGTTCGAGCGTCGATAGGTTGAACTGGCCCGAGCGGCCGCGCGAGACGCCGAAGTTGCGGCCGGAGACCTTGCCCCCGAAGGCGCAGCGCTGAAGATATAGAAACCGGCCCGCCCGTTCGAGATCTGTCAATGTCTCTGGATCGGTTGCCACCAGCCGCTCGAACTCGGCTCGAGTGGTAATCTGAAACCGCAGCGTGTCCAGAAACTGGACGTAATGCCGTTGCAGGATTCGGAACAGCGTGGCGACATCGCGGGCGCGATCGTTAATCACCTCGGCCTTGGGCCGCTGGCTGCGGCGTAGGAAAACACCGCCCATGCCGACAAAGGGTTCGGCATAGGTTGTGCAAGGTGTTTCGTCGAGGATGGCGCAAATGCGCTTGGCGAGGTTCCGTTTGCCTCCGAGCCAGGGCGCGACGGGAAGGGTGGGTTCAATGGGAGTTGAAAGGGGGGTCACGGCATGCTCCTGATCCGATTAGTGACCGGAACATAGCATGAACATACTGCATGCAGCCACTGGGGATTCCCAAGCCCGTGTGAGGTGATATTGTGGAGCAGCACCACATTCACAGATCGGAAATGGGTATGAAGAGCGTTCAATGGACCGCCTATGGTTGCTTCGGGCTGGCGGGGCTGTCGGTTATCCTCGCAATGGCAAATGAAGCGCCGGGATTTCTTGGCGAGATCAACGACTGAAGTCGAACACCACGCGGCCCGTGCGCCCATTGTCAAGCTTAAATGCCCCATGTTGCCGCAACTGCACGTTGTCCCATGTCACGAGTATCGTACCCTTGGCGCCATCAGAGCAGCTTATTGGAAATGTTCTGCGTACAGGAACTGGCTGGCCAGCCGGCCCGTTCTCGAAGACGCTTCGGCAGCTCCATCCGGCGGGGCTTGCGATGTCGAGAGTGATAGTGCTCCCTGCGGAAGCCGGGCTAACATCCATTAGAACTGAAAGTGGTTCGCCATTACTAAGTTGGCCATCGCCACCGATCTGGCCACCACACGCGGATACGAGAGCCACGGCAATTACGGGCAATGCCGTCCGATGGGAAAGAGTGAACATTGCAAACCTTTTCAATTTTGAGGGTAGGGATATTGTTTTCGGTTCAAGCATCCGAGGTTCATTCTCTACTGGTATGCCCCCACCAGATGACCTTACCGATGATAGTGAGGGTTTCTGGCTCAGCAAACTGCGGCGGGTACTCTGGGTTGTCGCTGATCAGCATTGCAACGCCGTGGTCCAGCATCTGCAAGCGCTTGACCTTGGCCTGACCGTCATCGAGCAGCGCGAACACTGGCGCAAAACGATTGCCACGCTCGCCCTTCCAGATCGGTGGTGGCTCAATTTTGGATCGATCGATCAGAAGCATGTCGCCATCCCAGATCACCGGCTGCATGCTGTCGCCTTTGGCCCGTGCCAGCGTGGCGTTGGAAGGCGAAACACCGATTTTTCGAAGCCAGTCCTTTCGGAAAGCTAGGTATCCTGAAACGCTCTCTGTCGAGTTTTCGACCCCATTTCCTGCGGCCAGAAAGGCCTCATGTAAGGGGATGCTGGCCAGAGCAGTTACATCGGCATCTGGCGGTTGCGGCCCGAGATCACGCGGCGGGCCGATGTAAAGCTCAAGGCCTAATGCTTCGCAAATCTCCTGCACCCTCGAAAGAGTCGGACCTGATCTCTTTTCGCTACGCACGACATTTCTGATCGCATCAGGAGGCAAACCTGCCGCCGTTTCTAATGCAAAAGCATTGGTTCCCAATGCCTTGAGGCGTTGAGCAACGATCTCACCGAACTGTTTTCCTAAGCTTTCCACGAATCGGGATTATTACCGAAAAATGCACGCTTGACCATCGGTAACGTTACACATTAACTTGTCGGTATCGTTACCGGGGATTGATATGAATACCGAAACCATCGTCATGCTGGCAGAAGCCTATGCTCAGCACCACGGGCTGAAGCTTTCGACTGTCTCTACCTACGCGGCGAATGATGGGAAGTGGGTGGATAGCCTGAAGGCTGGCGCAAGCTGCACTCTCCGCAAGGCTTCCCTCGTCATGCAGTGGCTGTCGGATCGCTGGCCCGGCGACCTTGAATGGCCACGTGGCATCCCCCGCCCCCCCAAGAAAAAGGAGGCCGCATGATGGCCCGTTTCAAGCGCGCAGTTGCGCGGTTCGAAGACCACTGGTTGGCAGATCTGATTGGCGCGGCCAGCCTGTTCGCCTTGCTCTGGGCAGGCCTCCTTTTTGGCCATGCGTGGGGGCTGTGATGGGAACCGAGAACCACAGCAAGCCGTCGCAGGGAAAATTCCGTGTCGAGTTCCTGCCGGGCCGCGGCCACTATGTGGTCGACCCGGACGGAAACCGGGTGTCGATCTTCGACAGCATCGGGCGGATCGAGGACATCTGCGCTGCAAAGCAGCGCGCGGCGGATCTGGCCAAGAAGCGCGTCAATCGCCCATGCCTGTGCTGCGGCACGGTATTCCCCAGCGAAGGCAACCATAACCGGATGTGCAATCCGTGTCGCAACCGCGCCTCGAATGACGAAGCGACACCGTTCAGCTTTGGCGCGATTCACGGGAGGAAGCGCGCATGATGCATGCCGCCGCCCTGACCTCGCCCCGGTTGCAGCGCGTGCTGAAGCTGCTGTCTGACGGTAAGCCGCACACGACGCGGACCATCGTCCGCAGGGCGCAGGTCATGGCGGTCAATGCCTGCATTTCCGAGTTGCGCCAGCATGGCGCGGAAATCACCTGCGTCAAGCAAGCCTGCCCGAATGGCGGTGGCTGGCGCTTCTTTTACACGATGACGAAGGCCCCCACCGAATGAGTGACACTATACAGACCGTACTTTCGAAGGCCAACCGACAGGTTGATCGGGTCATCCGCGATGCCGCCATGATGGTCCAAGACATCCGTGCTGCGCGCACTGTCAGCAAGGTCATGCTGATCGCCAAACTGGAGCTGCTGGAGCAGCATGCGCGCGAACTGGAGCGGACGCTGGAGATTTTGACGCGCGACACGCGTCACCCGGTAATCGGGGACTGAACATGAAAATCCTGAACTCGGGCAACATTGTTCGCCTACCGCTGGACCAAATCGAAATCGGAGACCGGCTGCGCGTGGTACGCGAGGCGCAGGTCGCCAACCTGATCGCCATGGCTGAGGATACCGGCATCACAACGCCGATCCATGTCCGCAGAATCGGCAACAAGCATTATCTGATCGACGGCGCGCACCGGCTGGAAGCCTCTCGCCGCATGGGTCTGCCCGACATTGCCTGTCTGGTGATCGAATGCCGCATGGATGAGGCGCGGGCGATGGAGGCCAGCAACAATCTGGGCGCGGCCCGGATGACGCCGCTGCAGACTGCAATCTTTGTCGCATCTTGGAAGAAGACCTACTACGAGATGCACCCTGACCGGAAACCGGGCGTTTTCTTTGGGAATCAGCACAGCAAAAAAGAGGTCACTGCATTAAATGCACTGACCAACTCCATCGCAGACGCCTTTGGTCGCAAGCCACGTCAGATTTACAAGATCATGGCTGTCGGCGAGCGCTTGACCGAGACGGAAGTGCATCTGCTGGACCGTGCCGAGGCCCCCGTGTCGCTGGACGATCTCGAGGCAATCGGCAAGATCAACGATCCTGATATTCGCGAACGCGTGGTGCGCATGATTGGCGTTGGAGCGGCCAAGAAGGTGGCCGAGGCACGCCGCAAGATTGCTGCAGAAGAAGGTACCGTTCAGCCCACCGTTAAAGACCCTGTTGAAGATGCGTTTAAAGCCCTGTCGTCGGCATGGGCGCGCGCGCCGATGGCGGCAAAGCGGCGGTTCATGCATGAGTATTCAGACGAGTTGTTCCAGTTGAACGGGGGCAGCGAGTGACCAATCCTCTGACCCCGTCGCAGGAATGGTGGACCGCCGAGGAACTGGCCTCGGCCGGTTTACCTGACGTGCCCGCCACCCGCCAAGGGGTGGATGCGATCATCAAGCGCCTGCGCTGGCGCGAAGACCCGAACCACGCCCACCGCCGAGCGGGCAAGGGTGGGGGCTGGGAATACAACTGGATGCTGTTGCCGGACCGGGCAAAGCGCAAGCTGCTGCAGGCTGCGGCGCAGGCCGCAGAGGCCCCGAAGGCACCCGCCGCACGGCAGGGTCGGGACGAGGCATGGGCGTGGTTCGAAAAGCTGCCCGGCACGGTGAAGGCCAAAGCGCAGATGCGGCTCTCGCTGGTCCAGCAGGTTGAAGCGCTGGAACGGCTACAGGGCCGGGGCCGTCATCTGGCCGTGGTGGATGTTGCCCGCACAAACGGTGTCGGCGCGCGTACCCTTTGGTCATGGATTAGCATGATCGAAGGGGTGCGGACGGATGACCGCATGCCCTATCTCGCGCCGCGCAACCGGGCCGTCGAGCGCAGCCGTGCCAAGGATTGCGATCCGAAGTTTTTCGCCATGATCAAGAGCGACTTCCTGCGTCTTGAGGCCCCGCCTTTCACTGACTGTTATCGCCGCGCCTTGCGTGTTGCCAAGGTCGACGGGCTGGACGTTCTACCCGAAAGGACCATGCGGCGTCGGCTGGACGCGGCGGTTTCCGAGCCGACACAGGTGCTGGCGCGCAAAGGGATCGATGCGGTCAAGCGCATGTATCCGTCTCAGGTCCGCGACAAGACCGCTCTGGTGGCGCTGGAGGCGGTGAACGCAGACTTTCACAAGTTCGACGTCTTTGTCGAATGGCCGCGCCCCGCCGGGGTCAATGAACCGCCGCAGATTATGCGCCCGCAGATGGTGGCATTTCAGGACATCTACTCAGGCCGCATCTTGGCGTGGCGGATCGACCAGACACCGAACAGCACTGCCGTGCTTTTGGCCGCTGGAGACATGATCGAAACATGGGGCATCCCGCAGCATGTACTCCTGGACAACGGCCGTGAATTTGCCGCCAAGGCGATCACGGGCGGGGCTGCAACCCGGTTCCGCTTCACCGTCAAGGAAGACGACATTCCGGGCCTGTTCACCGGCCTCGGCTGCACCATCCATTGGGCGACGCCCTACAGCGGCCAGTCGAAGCCCATTGAACGCGCCTTCCGCGACATGTGCTCGTCGATCGCCAAAGACCCACGGTTGGCGGGGGCCTACACAGGCAACAAGGTCGATGCGAAGCCCGAAAACTACGGGTCACGTGCCATTCCGCTGGCCGAGTTCCTGGGAGTGCTCGCCGAAGGCATCGAAGAGCACAACACCCGGCAAGGGCGGCGCTCTGAAGTGGCATGGGGGCGGTCCTTTGCTGAGGTTTTCGCAGAAAGCTACGCCTCGGCTCCGATCCAAAAGGCGACCGAAGCCCAACGACGCCTGTGGCTTCTGGGGGCCGAGGGACTGCGCGCCGACAAGAACTCTGGCCGCATCAAGTTTCAGGGCAATGAGTTCTGGGCGGACTGGATGCATGAGATTGCCGGGGATCGCGTGATCATCCGCTTTGATCCTGCTGACCTTTGGGGCGGGATCCACGTTTACAGTGCGGACAGCGCCTATTTGGGCCATGCACCGTGCCTCGTGAAGGCGGGCTTCTTCGACATGGATGAGGCGCGCGAACATGCCCGCGCCAGATCGCAATGGATGAAGGCTGAGAAAGCCGCACTGACCGCGCACAAGACCTACACCGCCCACCAGCTAGGGCTGGAGCTGTCGGCGACCGACACCACGCCGACGCCTTCGATCGAGGCGAAAGTTGTCAAGCCGATCTTTGGCCGCAAAGGCGATGCCCTGCCGCCTGCCCGGGTCAATAGCGCGCCTGATCTGTCTGCGGATGAAATCGCCGCCGGTCAGGCCGCGATGATTACCGATCTCACCGAGCGCCTCTCTGGCCGCGCGGTGAAAGCTGAAGAAACCGAAACCGACCGCTTCAAACGCGCCCTTGATCTCGAGCGGCGGGCAGAAGCGGGGGAACCGCTGACTGTCGAGCAGCAGCGTTGGCTGAGCGTTTACCAGAGCCAGCCCGAATACCGCGCCCAACGCGGGATCTACGACGCCTTTGGCGACACGATGTTTGGATGAGAAATGCCGCCGGGGGCAGGCAGGCCCCACGGCGGCGGATAACGAGAAGGAGTACAGGATGACACAAGACACCGCCCTGCGCAACGTGGCCCCGCTGGCCAATGTGGTGCGCCTCAACACCCTGATCGAGCGCTGTGATGCGCGGGCGTCTGGCCTGCCCGGCATGGGGTGCTTCTATGGCCGCGCCGGCCTTGGCAAGACCTTCGGCGGCGTTTTCATGGCCAATCGCTTTCACGCCTGCCATGTGCAGGCCCTGCCCTTCGGTGGCACTAAGAAGCTGTTTCAGATGATCGTGACGGAGCTTGGGCTGCGCCCGCGCAACACGGTGGCTGATCTCTTTGACCAAGCGGTCGGGCAACTGGCCAAGACAGGTCGCCCTCTGATTATCGACGAGGCCGATCAGATCCTGACCGACCGCACCATCGAGTCGGTGCGCTTGTTGCATGACACAGCTTCGGTGCCTGTCATCCTTATGGGTGAGGAACTGCTGCCGCAGAAGTTGAAGCGCTGGGAACGGGTGAATGGCCGCATTTTGTCTTGGGTCGCGGCCGAGGACGCCACCGCTGAGGATTTGAACCATCTGGCGCGGATCTATGCCCGAGACATCACGCTGGATGACGCGCTTAAGGTCGCGCTGTTGGAGCGGTCTGGCGGGTCGATCCGCCATGTTTCGACCAACCTTGCCTCAGTGGCCGAGCTGGCAGCGACCAAGGGGCTGGCCCGCGTCACCTTGGCCGATTGGGGACAGCGTCACTGGAACAGCGAACAGCCTCCAGAGCCGCGTGTCGTGCGGTTCCGTGGCGAAGTTTCCCGCCGTCGGGGTGCAGCATGACAGCGCGCCCCACTAATTCGCCGAGCGCCGAGGCCAAAAAGGCCGTCGCATGGTCAGAGGCCGAGCGGCGCGGGCAATACACCCATGCCGACCTCGCCACTGCTGCCGGAGTATCAGATCGCTGGATCAGCATCTGGTCGCAGACTTGGGAAGCTGATGGCAAGGTGCGCTGCATTGAGGGTGCTGGCCCCGGCCGCACCCGGAAGCGCTATGAGGTGATTGTCCAAGGTGAGGTCGTCGCCCAAATGCGCGGCGATGAATTCGAGCAGATGTGGACCGTCATGCGGAAATCACCGCAGGGTTTCACCCCCACCGATTTGGTTGCCCAGATCGCAGTTGAAACATCGATCGAGGATGCCCGCGCCTATTGCCACTCGCTCTTGAACGGCGGCTACTTGCGTTGTGTCTCCAAGGCTGTGCCCAAGCGTCGTGAGGCCGTTTATCGGTTGGTAACGGTGACGGGCATCAAGGCCCCGCGCCTGAAGCGGCTGCGCTGCATTGTTGACCCGAACTCTGGCCGGATCACTCCGATGATCGAGGTGCGTCATGGCTGACCCGACCATCCTCGACACCGCCCGCGCCGCGTGGGGCGACCCGCTGCCCGACTGGATCGAGACACTGGCATTGGAGTGTCAGTTGAAGTCTCAGTCAGCCATCGCCAAAGCGCTGGATGTATCGCCTGCCGCGATCAGTCAGGTGCTGCGCGGCAAGTACGCCGGTTCAACCGCCCGCATGGAAGAGCGGGTGCGCGGTGTGTACCTCGACGGCAAGATCATGTGCCCGGCACTAGGTGAGTTGCCCGTCAACGAGTGCCTGACCCACCGCGACCGCGCCAAATCGTTCCAAATGGCCAGCCCGACGCGCGCGCTGATGTATCGCGCCTGCAATCGCTGCCCTCGTTTTATGGAGAAAACCGATGACACCGCCGAAGCCGCATGAACCGCGCGGCATGGACAGTCGCATCCGCACCATGTTGCAAGTCCGCGACCTGACCGTGGCGAAAGCCGCCGAGCGTTGCCGCCTGCCGCTGCCCACCTTCGAGTGCTACCTTTATGGCAAGAACCTGCCGGGTGCCGCAGGCCTGCTGTGCATGTCGAAGGGCCTTGGCTGCAGCGCTGACTGGCTTTTGGACGGAGGTGAGGCCGCATGATCACCCCGCACCGTATCCCCTTCACCCAGACCCACCAAGGAGCTGTTAAATGACCCATTATCCCCCCGTTGAAATCCCCTCTGGCCGCGTCGAGTTGAACGGTGCCGAGTTCATCGGCACCGCCGATGGCGGACTGCTTCCGATTTCAGCCGTGAAGCCGCAGCACCTTCTGGAGGACGATCTGGTTCGGCAAGAAATCGGCCATGCCTGGGCGCTGTCCGAGCAACTCAACCGTTTCCTCGGGCACTTCGTCGAAAACCTGACCGCCTATGAGCAGCTGGTGGCTGAAAAGTATGGCACCACGGTCGGTGGCAAAAAGGGCAACAAGACCCTGATGACCTATGATGGCCTGTTCAAAGTGCAGGTGCAGGTCGCAGACAACGTGGTCTTCGGCCCCGAGTTGCAAATTGCCAAGACGCTGGTCGACGAATGCCTGACCGACTGGAGCGCAGGCGCTGGCGACGAGTTGAAAGCGGTAATCGCGCGCGCCTTCAATACCGACAAGGAAGGCCAGATCAACCGCGCGGCGCTTTACAGCCTCCTGCGGTTGGAGATCGCAGACGAGCGCTGGAAGAACGCCATGCAGGCAATCCGCGATGCCATGCGGGTGGTCGGGTCAAAGTCCTACGTCCGCTTCTATCACCGACCCGCCGCCGACGCGCAATGGCAGGCGATCACCATCGATCTGGCAAAAGCGGGCTGACATGCAAACCGTCGCCCGCATCTCTGTGCCCCTGCGAGCCGTGGACCGTGGTCCGCAGGGGCCGGTGCTGGCGACCACTAAGGGCTCTGTGAACGGCTGGCCCTTCGAGATGACGGTCACCCAATGGGAATTTCACTATGCCTTCGCCGACCGGGATGGTCCCCGTTTTGTGGTCGATCTGAATGAGCTGGCAAAAGAAGGCACCAACGAAATCGAGAAGCTCTTGGGCGTAAAACGGGGGATACGATGACCGCGACCACCATCCGCATGATCCACGTCGCATGTCGTGATCTGGGTTTGGACCAAGACACCCGCCATGAGCTGCAAGAGCGCGTGACGGGCAAGGCCTCGTTATCCGACATGACCGAGCGCCAATTGAAGCTGGTGGTCGATGAACTGAAGGCAAAGGGTTGGTCGCCCATGCCCAAGGGCAAGGCCAAGGCCAAGGCCGGTGGCAAGGTGTTTCGGAATTTCGCCAGCCGGGGCGATGTCAGGTTTTGCCATGTGCTTTGGGGCAAGCTGGTCGCCGCTGGCACCTTTACGGTGCCGGGTCATGAGGGGCTGAATGCCTTTGCTCGCACAGTGCTGGCCCAGCAAGATGGCGCGACCATCCTCGACGTCGACCAGCTGCGCGACCACAAGCAGATCGCGCTGTTGATCGAAGTGCTAAAGAACCGCTGCGCCCGCGCGGGGGTAGTGATCTGATGTCGCTATTGTGCGCATTTCAGAACAAGCCGATGTTGGCCGTCTGCGAAGAGCAGGAGAATCGATCATGCACTGGGAAGAGTTCAAAGCCCACCGTCGCGCGCAGCTTGAAAAAGCCGGACATGCATTTTGGGTCTACAGAGTTCACGATCCGCTTTATTGTCCCGACGATCATGCGGCTTTCGACGCAATCACCTTGCCGCCAGACCATGACTTTTGGAAGACGTGGTTCCCACCGCACTCTGCGAGGTGCCATTGCGCAGTTTATGGCATTGCTCGCGCCTCAATTGTGCACATCATGGACGGCGACCTTAACAAGGAGCTGCCAGAGAATTGGCGCTCGATCGACCCAACTGTCGGAGGATCGGCATTCTAGCTGGTCGGTTTGGGGCAACGAAGTTGACAAGCTTCAGTGTGCAGCATGACGCACCCACGCCCCACCGCCCAAGTGGCACCTTTCGTCGAAGTGCTCGGCACAGATGGTGCTGTGACCTTCCTTTTGGCCTTTGGTGGGGCCGAACTCTACCTGCCTGCCAACCCGCGCGCAGACAGTAAACTGGTGGAAGTGATGGGAATTGAAGCCGCGCGCGCCTTGGGCGCCATGGCGCAGCATGTCATGGTTCCAGATCGCATTCCGACCGCGAAGCCGTGGATCGCCCGCGTCTTCCGCGCAAGGGGCTTGCCCAACGCAGAAATTGCCCGCAGATTGCATGTTGCGGACTTCACCGTGCGCCGCTGGATAGCGGGCCACAACGGTGAGGGCGATCACCCCGCACCGGGAAATCCGGACCAACTCTCCCTCTTCTGAAACACCCCGCACACCGTTGCGGGTAATCAGCATGCACCAAGGCATTGCAATCTGACCGGGTAAACGCGGGCTTGAACGCCCCTCTGTTCCCCGGAGTCGCCCCATGCAGACGAGTGCCCAAGGCACCGCCGCCCTTGAAGCTGAGGAGGGTGTAGTCCTGAAGGCTTATCTAGATGTTCTTGGCATCTGGACCATCGGCGCGGGCCTGACCGCAGCCTCCGGCGTTGTTCGACCGAAGGCGGGTATGGTCCTCACGCGCGCCGAGGCGACCAACCTGCTGCAGCGCGCTTTGCGTGAGAAGTATGAACCCACCGTCGAGATGGAGATGTCGCGTGTGTCGGGTTCGACCATCACGCGCCCCAAGCAGCATGAGTTCGACGCTGGTGTGTCGTTCCACTGGAACACCGGGGCGATCCGCAAAGCGAGCTGGGTCAAAAAATGGCTTGTGCGGGCAGAGCGGGCCGAAATCTTCACAGCCCTGAAGCTGTGGAACAAGGGTGGCGGCAACGTGCTGCCCGGCCTGACGGCCCGGCGCGGACGCGAAGCCGCAATGTTGTTGGATGGCATTTACCCGAACACCGTACCGGCCAAGATGCTGGAGCCTGTCCACGCCCTCGCCCGCTGGGCTTTGCCCTTGACTGCCGCAGAGCAGGAAATCGCCGTCGCGGCGTTCAAGAAGCTTGGCTACGACCTCGGCAAGGATGCTGCCCGTCCTTGGGCCGATGGCATTCGCAAGTTTCAGGGCGACCATGGGCTGACCGTCGATGGCATCATCGGACGGGCCACCCTATCGACGTTGCAGCGTCGCCTGAACGCGCCCGTCGCCGCCTCCAAGCCTGCGACGGTAGCTGCCCCAGCTGCGGCAATGACGGTGACTGATGCCGGATCGGCGTTTGCCGATGGCCTCGGCGTGACTGGCGCAGACTGGATCGTCTTGGGGCTGGTTGCTTGCTGGGGCCTCGCCACAGCGTGGCGCTATCGCGACGTCATCGCGGCAAAGATCGCTCGTCCCGCCCCGCGCCTTGCAACCTTCCTTCGGAGCTTCTGATGAAAGCCAGTTACCATCGCACCCGGCCATTTTGGCCACACGTCTTTGTCGCTGTCGCCGGCCTTGCGCTGGTGACGTTGGTTTCAACCGCGCATGCACAGGGCGTGCCCCCCTGCTTGGCTTTCCCTTCGGTGGTCGAAGCCTTGTCGGAAAAGTACCGCGAGGTACCGACGGGTGCGGGGCTGGTGAATGAGGGCGCTGCGGTCGTGCTTTTCGCCGCCCCGGCGGGGGAAACTTGGACGTTTGTCGTGCGCAAGGCCGACGGAGAAACCTGCTTTCTGGCCACAGGGTCAAATTGGGTAGCCCAACCTTTGCCGGCAGCTGGCAAGGATGGCTGATATGAGCGTCCTTGCCATTCTCGCTCCTATCGCCCTTCAGGCCGGGCTGCCGGTTCTGGAGAAGATCCTGTCACGCAAGATCGGTGACGCTGGTGGCGAACTTGCCTCCGAAGCGATCCGCGCCATCGCCGCGCAGTTGAAGGTCACCCCAGAAGCCGTTGAAGACGTCTACGCTGAGACCCCCGGCCGCGTGATTGACGCCATGCGCGAGGTCGAGCGGATGACGCCCGAACTGACCGCGCTCTATGCGGCCGGCCTTCAGGGGCAATTCGCCTTGCTACAGGCCGAATCGGCCGAGCCACTTTGGGCGCGCGCATGGCGCCCGTTGGGCATGTATCTGATCCTGTTCCTGTGGACTTGGAACATCGTGATCCTGCATGTCTGCAACGCCATCTGGAAGATCGCGCTACCACCTGCACCATTTGACGCCATCGGCTGGCTGACCGGCGTTTATTTTGGCCTCTACATGGGCGGGCACACAATCAAGGATGTGATCGGGAAATGGGTGGCCACCAAATGACCACCCCTGCCGATGTGGCGCAGGCCGTTGCCGCTGCCCCCGCTGATACGTCCGTCCAAGTGTTGAACCTTTGGGCCTTGGTCCTACTGACCTTTACCAACCTCGGTGCAACGTTCTGGAACATTCTGTCAGGCCCCTCCAAGCGCAATGAGGCTGCCCTAAAGACGCAGAGCGAAAGCCTGTCTCGTCTCGATCAACGAGTGTCGGTCTTGGAAGTCGCGCAGCGTGAGATGCCCAAGCAGACAGACTTCCACGAATTGGAAATGACGATGACCGAACTGCGCGGGACGATGGCTGTCCTGACCGAGCGTTTGAAACCGCTCGAGGCCGTTACGTCCCGGATGCAAGAGTGGGCGATGGAGCAAGGCAAGAAATGACGGATATGGATCAGATCATCCGCGAGGATGCGCGCCTGATCGTCCTGAAGGCGCTGTCGGAACAGACCGATGAACGGCTGAACTCCTCGGTCCTCCTCGAGATCATCGAAACCTATGGCGGGATCCGCAAGACGCGGGAATGGCTGCACGGCGAACTCGACTGGCTGGCCGAAATGGGCGCAGTCAAGCTGACCAGTGCAGGCAGCGTCAAGATCGCCACCCTGACCGAAAAGGGCGCGCACCATCTGGAGCGGCGCATCGTCATCGAGGGCGTCAAGCGGCCCTCCCGTCCGGGGGCGTGATCCATGGCAACCGGGCGCGGCCGTCTTTCCAGCTTTGACCTTCTGCCATCCGAGGCCGATGCCATTGTGGCATGGGCCGCGTCAGAGCTTGCCGATCGGGAAAAGACCCAGACCGACATCTATGCCGAGTTCGTGGCAAAGTGCGAAGCCCTGATGGCCGAACATCGGGGCGAGCTGGAGTTCGCCATTCCGGCCTTCAGCAGCTTCAACCGCTATTCGATCCGGCAGGCGCGGCTGTCCCGCCGGCTCGATCAGACCCGCGACATCGTCAAAGTGTTGGCCGAAAAGCACGATGCCAAGGCCAGCGATGACCTGACCGTGATCGCAGGCGAGATGATCAAGTCGGTGGTGCTGCATATGCTCGGCGATGCCGCTGATGGTGTGTCGCCGAAAGAGCTGAAGGAACTGGCCGATGCCTTCCGGGCGGCACAGGCCGCACAGAACCTGTCGACAAGCCGCCGCGCCAAAGAGGATGCCGCCCTACAAGAGCGCCTGTCTGAGGCCGTGACCACCGCCGCCAAGGCCAAGGGCCTAACGGCCGAGACCACCGAAGCTATCAAAGCCGAAATTCTGGGGGTGACAAAATGAGCGATGCCGCCGACGCCTACAATGTGACCGCCGACGAACTGCGGCAGTTCATCGAGCGCTATGAGCAGCTCGAGGCCGAGAAGAAGGACATCACCGAGCAGCAGAAAGAGCTCATGGCCGAGGCCAAGGGGCGCGGCTACGACACGCAGGTCATGAAGCAGGTCGTTGCCCTGCGCAAACGCAAGCCCGATGAAATCGCAGAAAACGAGGCTGTGCTGGACATGTACAAGGCCGCGCTGGGGATGGCCTGATGTCATCCTCCGTTCGAATCCGCACCCTCGACATCTGCGGCTATCAGGTCACCGTAGATGACGCCTTGGGCAAGCTCTGCGTGGCCCATGACGGCTCAATAAGTTGGGACCGGTTGCAGGAGATCAAGACCATCGTCTGGGGGCCAGATGCTCGTGCGATCGAGGTTTATCCTCGGGCCGGCGCTGTCGTGAACAATGGCTCCTATCGTCACCTGTGGCGGCTGGGCGATGGCGACTTTTGCCCCGACCTGCTCACCTTCACTGCAACCCCTTTGCGGCCCAAGGATTGTCTGGAAGTGCGCTGCTATTCGGCATGGCTAGACGCTGATGAGGCTTTCGCATGAGCGCGTCACCTGCCCAAGTGGCCAACGACCTGGACGCCCAGGCTGCGTTCTTTGCAAAGCGTGAGGCCGATCTGACCCAAGCATGCCGCGATTGCGCACGCGCGATCCGCACCATGCTGAACGACGGCAAGATCGACGGGCGCACCTATGGCGGCGTCTACCAGAGAATGCTGAACATGGATTTGCGATACCGCAACCGCGCCGAGACGCAGATCTCCAAGTCGATCAGGCGCGGGCTGTGGACCTTGACTGAGATGCACGGGCAGTTGGTGGTTTCACAGGGCCGACTCGTGAGGGACCGCGAATGACCGCCCCGCTGTCCCAGAAGGCATGGGCCGATGCCCGTGCGGCGGCGATGCAAACCATCCCGGCCGAAGTGCAGGCGGCGGGTCTGCCTTCGGTCCTCTTGCCCTATCAGGCCAAGGCCGTGGGCCTCTTGGACAGTGGCATCCCGGTGCTGTTTGTCGAGAAGTCGCGCCGGATCGGGCTGACATGGGGCCTTGCCGCCTATGCAGTACTGCGCGCCGGTCGCCAGAAGGCGGCGGGCGGCATGGACGTGATGTACATCTCCTACAGCCGCGAGATGACCCGCGAGTTCATCGACGCCTGTGCGATGTGGGCGCGGGCTTTCAACATGGCCGCCAGCGCGGCAGATGAGTTCCTGTTTGACGACGGCGATGCTGACAAGGGCATTAACGCCTTCCGCATTCAGTTCGCATCCGGATTCGAGATCATGGCCCTGTCCTCAGCCCCTCGGGGCCTGCGCGGCAAGCAGGGCGTCGTGATCATCGACGAAGCGGCATTCGTCGACAGCCTTGGCCAGCTTTTGAAATCCGCCATGGCCTTTCTGATGTGGGGCGGTCAGGTGGTGGTCTGTTCCACCCATATGGGTGCGGAAAACGAGTTCAACGTTCAGATCCAAGACATCCTCGCCGAGCGGTCGAAATACGCTCATATGCGCATCGATCTGGATCAGGCGCTGGAGCAGGGGCTGTATCGTCGCATCGCGCTGGTCACCGGCAAAGTCTGGTCACCCGAGGCCGAGGCGGCATGGCGGCAGAACATTTTGGACTTCTATCGCGACAACGCGGACGAGGAACTCTACTGCGTCCCCTCACTTTCTTCAGGCGCATGGTTGCCCGCGCCGCTGATTGAGGCACGGATGACGGTCGATGTACCGGTGCTGCGGTTGGAGTTGCCGGGCGACTACATGCACAGGACACCTTTGGAACAGGCCATGCTTTTGGCCCCGTTCATCAAGGACCTCGCCGACCAGGTGGCCGCGCTGGATCTGAAGCTACAATACGCCCTGGGCTTCGACTTTGGCCGGGTATCCGACCTTTCAACACTGTCGTTACTGGCCATTGAACAGGCCCTTAAACGCCGCGAGTGTTTGTCGATCGAGATGCGCAATGTTCCGGGCAAGGAACAGAAGATGGTGGTCGACGCCGTCATGTCGCATCTGCGCGGGCGGCTGATTGGCGCGGCCTTTGACGCCACCGGCATGGGCTGGACCGTGGCCGAGGATGCGGGCCGGAAGTACGGCTTTCGTGAAGACCCGCAGGGCGCGGGCATCGTCATGGCGTTGAAGTTCACCGAAGAATGGTACCGTCTGGAAATGCCGCCGCTGAAGACCGCGTTTGAGGACAACAGCCTCGCCCTGATCCGCGACGTCGAGCATGTCTCCGACCTGCGCATGGTCAAGGTCATCCGGGGCATCCCGCGCGTGCCGCCGCTGCGCGAGGGCGAGACCGGCAAGAAGCGCCACGGCGACTATGCCATCGCCCTGGCACTGGCCTATTGGGCCAGCCGGATGCGCTGGACCGAATACAGCTATGTCAGCGCCGCTGCTGTCGCAGCGGCACAGGGCAGCCCGGTTGGTGCCGATGACGACGAGGACGGCGGCTGGTTCCGCCCGCGTCTGGGCTCTGGCTTGCGGGGAGGCATCTGATGCCACGGAAGCACACCCGACCGGCTGCCAAGAAGCGGGCCGCCAAACTCAAAGCCAAGTCAGCCGCAATGACCAAGTTCATGCGTCTCGCCAAGCCGCTGCTTTGTTCCGATGCCAGAACGGGAGACGCAGCCAAGTTGGCGAGCATAGCACTCCTCTGCGGCCTGCCTTCGGTGCACATCAATCGTGGAAGGTACTGACCAATGAAATTCCCCGTCCTGCTGGATGCCTATGGCAAGCCGATCGAGCGCAAAGCGCTGACGCAAGAGGTGGCCAGCGCCACCCTTGGCGGGGTGCGATCCCCCATCACGGGCTATCCCGGTGACGGTCTGACGCCGGCGCGGCTGGCCTCCATCCTGCGCGAGGCCGATGCGGGTGATCCGTTGCGCTATCTCGAGCTGGCCGAGGTAATCGAAGAGCGCGACTTGCACTATCTGGGCGTCCTCGGCACCCGCCGTCGGGCGGTCAGTCAGATCGAGGTGACGGTCAAGGCGGCTTCGGATGACCCCGAACACGAGAAACATGCCCAGCTCGTGCGCAACTGGCTGGAACGCGACGAACTGCAAGAGGAGTTGTTCGACATCCTCGACGCCGTCGGCAAGGGATACAGCTTGACCGAAGTGACCTACGATCACTCCGAAGGCCAGTACCTGCCACGCCTTGATCGGCGCGATCCGCGCTGGTTTCGCTTTGACCGGCGCGACCTGACGACGCCGCTTTTGCTTGATGAGCGTGGCGCAGAGACCCCACTCGCCCCCGGCAAGTTCATCTTCGCCCGCCTTCAGGCCAAGTCGGGCCTGCCGATCCGATCTGGTCTCGCACGGGCCGCGACATGGGCCTACCTGTTCAAGATGTATACCGCCCGCGATTGGGCGATCTTCAGTCAGACCTATGGCCAGCCGGTGCGCGTCGGCAAGTTTGGGGCAACTGCGTCCGATCAGGACAAGGCGACGCTGTTCCGGGCTGTGGCCAATATCGCGGGCGACATGGCGGCGATCATTCCTGAATCGATGCAGATAGAATTCATCGAGAGCAGCAATGTCGGGGCCGGGCATTCGATGTACAAAGAGCGCGCCGACTGGTTGGACATGCAGATCTCGAAAGCCGTGCTGGGCCAGACCGCCACGACGGATGCCGTGACGGGTGGTCTTGGGTCAGGCAAAGAACACGGTGATGTGCGAACCGACATCAAGCGCGCGGACGCCCGCGCGCTGGCGGCTGTGCTAAACCGTGATCTCATTCGGGTTTGGGTGCAGCTCGAATTCGGGCCGCAGACGGCGTACCCCCAATTGAAGATTGAGGAAGAGGAACAGGAAGACCTGAAGGCTTTTGCCGAGGCGCTGGGGCCAATGGTCGACCGCGGGCTTGAAGTGGATCAGGGTGAAATCCGGTCACGGTTCAGCCTGCCCGAACCGAAAGCGGGGGCCAAATTGCTGCGTCCCGCCTCGTCCGGCGCACCCCAGCCCCCTGCCGACCCGGCGAAATCGTTTTTTAAACACGAAAGCGGCGTTTTTAAACGGGGTGAGGCCTCTCCGGGGACGCAGGCCGCCCTGCAAGAGGAAGGCCCGTCTACGGCCAAAAAATCGGGGGGTTCGGCGGTGGACCGCTTGACCGACCGGATGGAGAGTGAGGCCGCCCCGGCGATGGAAGCGATGCTGACCCGGATCGAAGCCATGCTTGAGGCGGCAGGCAGTCTGGAAGAGCTGCGGGCGATGCTGCTGGAAGGCTTCCCTGACATCGCCTCGGACGAACTGGCCGAGGTGCTGGCGATGGGGCTGATGGCGGGCAACCTTGCCGGGCGCGTCACGGTCGAGGCCGAAGCCGAATGAACGAGCCGCGCCTTCTGGCCACCTTCGGAAAGCCGTTCAAATTTCAGGTAGCGGCGTTCCGGCTGCGGCTTCAGGATCTGCGAGACACCGCCAGATGGACCGACCTTTGGCAATCCGAACATGATCGCGCCTTCATGGTGGCCGGGGCGACCAAGGCAGGTATTCTGGCCGATCTCGCCGCTGCTGTGGACAAGGCGATTGCCCAGGGCACCGGGTATGAGGCGTTCAAGAAGGATTTCCGCAAGATCGTGGCCGAGAAAGGCTGGCTCTTGTCCCCGGCAGGACAAGGCAAGGATGGCAAGGGCGCTTGGCGCGCGCGATTGATCTATCGCACCAACATGTCGACCAGTTATGCCGCCGGCCGCATGGCGCAACTGGTGGCTGGAAACTACCCCTTCTGGGTCTATCGTCATGGTGCAAGCCTCGAGCCGCGCGAACAGCATCTGGCATGGGACGGCCTGATCCTGCCGCCTGATCATCCGTTCTGGGTCACCCATGCGCCACCGAATGGCTGGGGATGCAGCTGCTATGTGGTGGGCGCGCGATCAATGGCGGCAGCGAAGATCCTTGGCGGCAAGCCAGACCTGAAGCTGCCTGATAACTGGCAGGCGCTGGACCCGCGCACCGGCGCACCAATCGGCATCGATAAAGGCTGGGCCTATTCGCCGGGGACAAGTGTTGCCTCGACCGTGGCGGCTTTGGCCCCAAAGCTGGAAGTACTTCCGCCCAAGCCGTCAGTCGATCTGATCCAAAGTTGGCTTAGCCTTGATACTTTCGCGGCATGGCTACAATCGCCCACGGGCCTCTGGCCGCTGGCACGTATCGAGGCGGTCGATGCCGCACAGATGGGATCGGCCCAAGTGATCGCCAAGCTGTCGGCTGAGAGCGCGGCAAAGCAGCTGCGCGAGCATCCGGAACTTACCGCGCTGGATTACCTGATGGTCCAGAGGGTCGTGGATACCGCCACCGAGCGGTTTCGGGACAGCCCAAACTCGATGGTCTTTATCCTGAAAGAGCCCGGTGAGGGCGGGTATGTTTTGGTCGTGAAGGCCACGCTAACGGGTAAAGAGCTGTTCGTTACCAGTTTCCGCCGATTGAGCGGGAACACAGTTATGGCAGACCAAGAATTGCGCAGATTGCGAGCGAGGGCCGTGGATTGATGCAGGCGGCAGGGCCCCCCTACCCGGTTTCCCGGCTACCCTGCATGGCGCTCCGATCCAAGGATCGTGCTACGGCCGGGAGAATATTACCGTGTCACGCCTGCGCGGGGAGTCTAACATGTTTTCTGTCGAACTGAAAGCCGACAGCGTCACATCGGGCCTTGTCCGCCTTGGCGCGCAGCTGGGTGATCTGACGCCTGTGATGGAGCAGATCGGCGAGTACATGGTGATGTCGACAAAAGAGCGCTTCAAGAAGGGGGCAAGCCCGGAGGGCGCAAAGTGGGCCCCAAAGTCGCCAACCACACTTGCCCGCTATGGCGCACGCAAATCTAACAGGATCGACCCCCGTCCGCTTTTCGGCCCTTCAGGGATGTTGTCGAGCCAGATTTTCCATGGAGCCGGTCCCAACCAGCTCGAGGTCGGGTCGAACCTGATTTACGCCGCTGTCCAGCAATTCGGGGCAGGAAAAGGCCAGTTCGGCAACATGGCCAATGGCAGCCCCATCCCTTGGGGTAATATCCCCGCGCGTCCGTTCTTGGGTATCTCCGCCGAAGATGAAACCAACATCCTAAAGCTGATGGCAGATTTCTTGGCGCAGGCCACATGGCCTTGACCGGGGGCAAACCTCCGCCCATGCTGACGCTATCCCCCCGATAACCCGATACCCCGCACACCGTTGCGGGTTATTCGATTAGGGGACGCCTGCGATGTTCAGGCATGAGCAAGAGTTCCCCCTCCCCCCTTGTTGCGCTTGCCGCAGCCATGGACCTTCCCGAAAGCGAAGGCGCACCTGAATGGGTGCATTTGCTGCCCGCAGCAAAAGGCGAAATCCAGACCTATGACGCGCGCGGCCCCTACCGGATGGCCGACATCGAAGCGGTGATCGCCGCGTCGATGCAGTCTGAGCGCGGCATGCCAATCGACGAAAACCATGCGACGGATACCGCGATGCAGAATGGCGCCGGTGCTCCGGCGCGCGGCTGGATCAAAGAGCTTCAGGCGCGGGCTGACGGGCTGTGGGGCCGCGTCGAGTGGACCAAGGCCGGGGCCGAACTTTTGGCTGACCGCGCCTATCGCGGCATTTCGCCGGTGTTCAACCACCTTGCCGACAAGACCATCACGCGGGTGCTGCGCGCCTCGCTGACCAACAAGCCCAACCTGAAAGGCCTCGTGGCCCTGAATGAGGAGACTGCAATGAACCTCGCAGCCATTGCCAAGGCACTCGGCCTTGGTGAAGACGCGGACGAGGCGGCGATCCTTGCCGCCATCGCAAAGCTGAACAAACCCGAAGAGCCTGCACTGCAATCGGCTCTGGCCGAGATCGGTACGGCTCTGGGTGTCGACGGTGGCGACCCCGCTGCCATTCTTGCTGCGGCCAAGACCGCTAAGGGTGGCTCGGCCGCAATCACTGCAATGCAGGCGGAGCTGACGTCAGTCACCGGTCAGTTGAATGCGATGAAGGCGGATGGAGCCAAGGCCAAGGCGACCGCCTTTGTCGACGGCGCCATCGCCCAGGGCCGGGTGGGCGTGAAGCCGCTGCGCGACCACTACATCGCCATGCACTGCGAAGATCCCGCCCGGGTCGAGAAGGAAATCGGTGCGCTGCCTGCTCTTGGTGCCGGCGGCCAAATCTCCGCCCACCCGTCCGGCAACCCCGCCGAAATCACCTCGCTGAATGCCGAGCAGACGCAGGTCGCTGACCAGCTTGGCATTCCCCACGACAAATTCCTCGCCTCGTTGCAGGCGGATGCCAAGAAGGAAGCCATCTGATGGTTGCTTTGACCGAAAACCGCTCCACCAAGCAGCTCGCACTGGGCGACCGCTCGGGCCTGCTGGGGGCAGCTCAGACTATCTTCGCCGGGGCGCTTCTGATGCGCAACGTCTCTGGCCACATCATCAAGGGCGCCACTGCCACGGGCTCTTTCGGTGTCGGCCGTGCCGAGGTTGCAGGCTCCTCCACCACGGCGGGCGTGGCTTCTCAGCCCTACCGCGAAGGGGTCTTCCAGTTCGCCAACTCGGCCGCTGGTGACCTGATCGCCACCGCTGACATCGGCACCGTCTGCTACATCGTCGATGATCAGACCGTGGCGAAAACCTCTGGCACCAATACCCGCTCGCCGGCCGGTGTCGTGGTGGATGTGGACGCCCAGGGCGTCTGGGTCCGCTTCGACGAGGCCCTCACCCGCGCCATGCTGTCGTAAGGAACCCTGACATGCTCGTGAATTCCGCAACCCTTCAGGCGCTCCGCGTCGGTTTCAAGACCGAGTTCCAGAACGCCTTCGACGCCGTGCCGCATATGAAGGACAAGGTCGCCAAGACCGTGAAGTCCTCGACTGCGCTGAACACCTATGGCTGGCTGAAAGGCCTGACCGGCCTGCGCGAATGGCTTGGCGCCCGCCAGATCGACAACCTGTCGGAAGCGTCCTACACGCTGCTGAACAAGCACTTCGAAAAGACGATTGCGGTCAACCGCAACAATATCGAAGACGACAACCTCGGCATGTACTCGGACGGATTTTCGATGATGGGCGACGGCGCGGCGCGCCTGCCCGAAGAACTGGTCTGGAGCTTGCTGAAAGCTGGCTTTGCAACCAACTGCTGGGACGGTCAGTTCTTCTTTGATACGGATCACCCGATCACGCTGGCCGATGGATCGACCGGCACCTATGCCAACACCGATGGTGGCGCTGGCACCCCGTGGTTCCTGATGTGTACCAACCGGCCCTTGAAGCCGATCATCTACCAGGAGCGCAAGGCCCCCAATTTCGTCGCCAAAGATCGCGAAACCGACGAAAACCTCTTCGATCGCAATGAATTCGTCTATGGCGTCGATATGCGCTGCAACGTGGGCTACGGCCTGCCACAGCTGGCGTGGGGGTCCAAGCAAACGCTGAACGGGGCCAACTATGGCATCGCTCGTGCCGCGATTGCGGGGATGAAAGCCGATGGCGGCGCACCTCTCGGCCTTGTTCCGAACCTTCTGGTCGTCCCGCCTTCGCTGGAAAGCCAAGGCCGCAAGCTGCTGAACTCAGAATATGGCGCCGCCGGTGAGACCAACGAGTGGAAAGGCACTGCCGAACTGCTCGTGGTGCCGTGGCTCGCCTGATCGGCAGTCAGTTTGACAGTGGGGGCGGCTGGCCTGCCCCCATCATCAAACTGAAGGAGCCTACAATGACGGATCTGCCACAAAAGCCCGAAACTGACGCGACCGGCACGAGGAACGCAGACGCGGCGGCCAAACCGGCGGGGGCGGGAGCTGCCGCCCTCGCCGCAGCGGCCCCCAAGAAAGCCAAAGCCTCGGAGGCGACGAAGGAAGACAAAGCGCTGAAGGAGGCGCTGGCCGCGATTGCCCCCCTGCCGACCATCGTGCTCACCGGCCCCGAGAAAGGCCGCTGGCGCATTGGTCGCAAGTTTACCCGCGAGCCGGTCTCGATCTCGGTCGATAAGCTGACCGAGGCCGAGGTTCTGGCGCTGCAGGCCGACCCGGAGCTGATGGTTCAGTTCGTCGACGCGCCGCACTGAGTGCGCGCTGACAGGCCGGAAAGTACGGCCACCTTCGGCGGGGTAGTTCAGACGGTCAGAACGCCGGATTCATAATCCAGAGGTCACAGGTTCGAATCCTGTCCCCGCAACCAGCAACCCCAGAAAGCGCCATGGCCTATTGCACCCTTGATCATCTTAACGACCGCTTCGGCCCGGCGACCATCATCGCCCTGACCGACCGCGCCGACGTGCCGACGGGGACAGTCGATCTGGACGTGCTGAACCGCGCGATTGGCGAGGCAGACGCGATGATCGACGGCTATCTGGCCGGTCGTTATGCGCTGCCTTTGCCCACAGTACCGCCGCGCCTGACCACGTTGTCGATGGACATCACCATGTGGCGGCTACACATCGGCGAGCCGTCGACCAAAGTGAAAGATGACTATAACGCCGCCGAGAGAGCCCTACGCGAAATCGCGTCAGGCGTCAGTCGCATCCCCGAGTTGACGGGCCTGGAACCCGCTGCACCCGGCACATCGGGTGTTGTGGTGACCGACCGCGAGCGCCCCTTTGCGGCCGACCAGATGAAAGGCTTCATCTGATGATCGCTGCGGCTGACATCATCAATCGTATCAAGGCGGAAGGCCCGGCCCTGCGATCTGTCCAAGGTGCGGTGGAACTGGCGGCACTCTTGAAAGCGGGAACGCCCATCGTTGGCAAGCCCTTTGCCCATGTCGTGCCAATGGGCCTGCGCGGCCTGCCACCTGAAGTGGCAACCGGCAGCTTTTCCCAACAGATCGACGTCGCCTTTAGCGTGGTACTCACCGTTCCCACCATTGATGACCCCAAAGGCGAAAAGGCGATCACCGCCGCAGATCCTTTGGTGCAGGCCATCATCGCAGCCCTGTCAGGCTGGGGGCCGGATGCCGCGCCGGGTGTCGTCTACATGACCCGTGCCCAGATCGTCCGCTTTGAGCCGGGGCTGATCGTCTACGGCATCGATTTTTCCATCACTGACCGACTGGAGCTTTGACCCATGGCCCGCAAGCCCATCGCCCTGCCTGACCCCGCACTCCCCCTGCCTGCCGCTGGTGGATCCTATGAGCTGGTCGATGGCCAGTTGCGCCCGGTTTCGGAGCCTGAAGAGGCCACCGATGCCACCCCTGAAACCCTCTCTGAAACGGGTGCTTAAATGGCCATTTATCGCCGCAGCCTGATCCTGCTTTCGAAGCTGGAAACCACCTATGGCACGGACCCAACCCCGACCGGGGCGGCAAACGCCATTCGCGCCAAGAACGTCAAGATCAGCCCGATGGAGGGCCAAGATCTGTCGCGCGACCTCGATCTTCCCGCCATGGGCAATCAGGGAACCATCCCGGCCGATCTTCACATGAAGCTCGACTTCGACATTGAACTTGCACCGTCTGGAACCCTAGGGGCCGCTCCTGCCTTTGCCCACCTCTTGCGCGCTTGCGGCTTGGCCCAAACCATCGCGGCGGGTGTCTCGGTCACTTACAACCCTGTGACCGAAGGCCATGAGTCGGTGACCCATTATTTCCAGCTCGGCGGGACGCTGTGGAAGATGAAAGGCACCAAGGGCAACGTTAAGTTTGCGCTCAATGCCCAAGGCATCCCGGTCATGAGCTACAGTTTCCTTGGCCTGTTCGAACTGCCGGGTGAAGCGGCGCGCCCAACACCGGTCTATACCGCGTGGAAGAAGCCGATCATCGTCTCGAACACCAACACGCCGGTGCACACCATCAATGGCGTGGCGCTCACGATGAAGGAGTTCTCCTTCGATCTGGGCAATAAGCTCGCCCCGCGTTTCCTGATCGGCGAGGACGCAATCATGATCGAGGATCGCGCCGAGACGGTCGAGACCAAGGTCAACGCGGTTCCCGTTGCCACTTTCGACCCCTTTGCGCTGGCAATCGCCCAGACCGAAGTCCCGCTTATCCTTACCCACGGTCTGACCGCCGGAAACCGCGTCACCTTCAACGTGCCGCTGGCCCAGTTGCAGCGGACGGCTGGTCTCGAGGACAGCCAAGGCGTCGTCGAGTGGCCGCTGCGCCTGGCACCGCAAATCAGTGCCGGCAACGACCAGTACACCATCGTCTTCACCTAACCAGAAAGAGTTCCCCATGGCCTTCAAGCTGAACAAGAACCCGACCTTTGTCGCCACCGCCACCATCGCCGTGCCAACCGACAATGGTCCGCAGGACGAAACCATTTCGGTTCGCTTCCGTGTGCTGCCGGATGAGGCGCTGGAACTGCCCAGCCCCGAGTTTCTGAAGCGCGCGATCCTGCGCATCGACGATGTACTGGATGATGCCGGTGAACCTGTCGCCTCCTCCGAGCAACTGATCGCCGAGGTGCTGGCGCTGCCCTTCACCCGTTTGCCGTTGGTGCGGGCCTATATGACCGCTTTGACGGGTGCCCGCGCGGGAAACTGACATGGGCGGGCGAGGCATGGGCCAATGGCACACTCGGGGCCGGAAATGACGCCGAAGCGTCAGGCGACCTCGGGTTCTGGGATTTGCCCGATGACGCCTTTGGCCCGCCAGACGAAGACGAAATCGGTGCATGGCCGCAGAACGAGCCAGCGGTGCGCGCCTTTCTTTCCATCGAAAGCCAGATCCGCTTCATCGCGGTCGGCGAAGGATCCGTGGCTATCGGTCTTGATTACGCAGGAGCGCGGGCGGGTTTGCGTCTGGCCGGGCTGAAAGTGACGCCGGACCTTTGGTCTGACGTCCAAGTCATCGAAGCCGCCGCCGTCGCGGCATTAAACCGGAAGACCCGATGAGTATGCTCTTCTCCCTTCTGATGAAAGCCGATGCAGGGCAGGCCAAGGCCGAACTGCGCGCGCTTTCGGGTGAAGTTGCGAAAGGCAAAACTGAGGTCACCGGGCTGGGCAATGCCGCCGCCGTGGCCGATGGCAAGGTCGATGCACTTGGCAATGCCAGCGCCCGTGCTGCCGCCCAGAATGAAAAGCTATCGCAAAGCCAGACGCGGGTGCAGGCCACTGCCGGGAACGCTGCCGGATCCGTTGGCAATCTGGTTTCTCAGTTCAACGACATCGGCATGATGATCGCGGCAGGCCAAAACCCGCTGCAGCTGGCCATTCAGCAAGGGTCTCAAATAACCCAAGTTGTCGGCCCGATGGGCGCCGCAGGTGCAGTGAAGGCCTTGGGCGGGGCGTTCGTGTCTGCTCTAAACCCGATCAATCTCGTGATTATGGCGGCCATCGCTGCTGGTGCTGCTTTTGCACAATGGCTGACGGCTGCGGAAGCCGACGTGAAGTCCGTTGAAGACGCCCTTTCAGATCTTGAAGGCGCAGTCGACCGCTTTGCCGCAACCAGCGAGAAGTTGAGCAAACCGCCGGCTGAGGCCGCCAAGGCTTACGGCCGGATGGAGGCAGAAGCGAAGCGTGCTCTAGCTGCGATGGCCAAGGCAGATGAACGCGCAGCCCTCGCCGCACTTCGCGACGGCATTGATGCCACGACTGGTTCCTTGTTTCGCGCAGCTACAGCGCGCGAAGCTTTGCTCGCAGGAAACCAAGGCGGGCAGCATGTGCTTGCGCAGGATTTCGAAATTGCAGCAACAGCTGCCACGTCGCTGCTCTTGGCACTTGAAAATCTGGATGACGCGAAAGGCCCAGAGCAACAGGCGGAGGCTGCACTCCGTGTCATGAATGCGCTCGACTCCGCACGAAATAGCGCTGGTGAGCTTCCGCCACCGCTGGAAGAAGCCTATCGCCAAATGGCAAGTTTGGTCGAACAAGCGGCGGAAATCGTAGGTACCTCTGAAGCTGCAAGGCGCGCGATGATTGACTGGAAGGAGGTCATTTCCGACGCAGGTTCGGCGATAGCATCGTTAGTCGCATCGGCACCGGGCGGTGGCTGGCTTAGCGCAGCAATCGGGGATGCTTCGACCCTCGCAGGCCAGCTTTGGGACGCAGCACGAGCTGCGGCGGCCGCCCGTGGTGGATCAGTTGTCAGTGCTAACCCGTCCAAAGGTCCAAGCTTCGAAGGTGGCGGGCGAAGCGGTGCAACCTTGGCACCTTATATCGCCCCAGCTCCTACACTTGACGACATCATCGCGCGCGAAAGAAAGCGAACCGTGGGCTCAGGCGGCGGTGCCAAATCTGCCCGTTCTGAAAAAGATGCGGTTGCCGAGCTGATCGCAAAGCTGCGCGAAGAGCAGGAGGTTCTGGCAGAGACTGATCCCGTCAAGCGCGCAATGCTGAAGTATCGCGAGCAACTGGCCGAGGCGAGCGCTGCCGAGCGGGCCGAGGTCGAGGGTCTGATCCGCGCCGAAACCCAGCTGAAGGCGGTACAAGCTGCCCGCGAATATGCCACCGATGCAGTGGGCGACTTCCTTGACCAGATCATCGCCAAGGGCGGTAAAGCTGGGGCCGTGCTGCGAAGCCTTGCCGCCCAGTTCCTGTCCATGGCCGCGCGCAGTGTGCTGTCTGGCAAGGGGTGGTTTGCGGATTTTCTGGGTATTTCTGGATCCATTTTCGGCGGTGGGACGCAGGCCAAGGCCGACGGCGGCATGATCTATGGCGAAGGCGGGCCGCGCGCTGACAAGGTGCCGGTCTGGGCCAGCGCGGGCGAGTTCATGGTCAACGCGCGGGCGACCGCCCGGTATCGCCCGGTGCTGGAGCGGATCAACAGCGGCGCCGGTCTGCCGGGCTTTGCAAACGGCGGCATGATTGGCGGCGGGTCGTTGGGCAGGTCTTTCGGCGCTTCCGCTGCCGCCCCGATCATCCATGTGAACGTCCAGGGCGCGACCGGGAACGAAGAGATCCGTAAGATGACCGCCGAGGGCGTCCGGGCTGGCCTGAAGCACTATGACACCTATGTGCTGCCGGGTCGGGTCGACCAGATCAAGCGCTTGCCGAGGGATCGCTGATGGCTTTCACCTTTCCCCTGACGATTTCGCAGTTCATGGATTACCTGCCGGTTTCGGAGGTCAGCCTCAGCGCACCTGCTCAGGTGCAAGTCGCTCAAACTGCCGGGGGCGAGCAGCTGGCATCCGAGGTCGGCCCGCAGCTTTGGCGCGGGCGCATCACCCTTGGCCGCATGTCAAGCGCCGAAGCACGTCACCCCGATGTCCTTCTGGATCTCCTGACCACGAGCGATGCAAGCTTCTGGCTTTATGACACACGCCATCCAGCACCGCAGATGGATCCGACCGGGTCAATCCTCGGGGCCTCGGCGCCGACGATCTATTCGTTGGACGGGAACAACCGCGACATGCGGCTGCAGGGCCTGCCGGTCGGTTATGTTCTGATGCGCGGTGACTTTCTTGCCTTTGATTATGGCGGTCGCCGGGCACTGCACCGCGTGGTCTCGACCAGCATCGTCACGGCGTCGACGGGCATCACCCCCACCTTTGAAGTGCTGCCGAAGATCCGCCCCGGCGCGCTGGTGGGGGCGGCTGTCACGCTGCGACAGGCCAGCTGCAAGGCCAAGCTCATCCCCGGTCAGATCGACAAAGGGAGCGCCCGGGCGGTCATCACCGACGGCATGTCATTCCAGTTCATCCAGACGCTTAAATGAGGGTTTAATGCGCAGTTATACGGCCTCAGAACTGGCGTACTTGCAGGGGCGCGGTGGCATCATCGCCAAGAGCCTTCTGTGGGTCTCAGCCCGCAACCGCACAACCAATGCCATTGAGACATTGGGCCTGTGGACTGGCGACGACGACCAGATCTTTAATATCAGCGGAGAGGTGCGCACCTATTACGGGGCGGGGCACATCATCGGTCTGGATCCGATCAGCATGTCAATTGGTCTCGTCGTGCGCAGCCAGCGTATTCGATTGACCTCCTTCTCGCCGCAAGTTCGGCAGATGGTTTTGCAGTACGACGTTGGTCTTGCGCCAGCGGAAATTCACCGCGCCATCTTCTATCCGAGCACAGGCGCGCTGGTGGCTGAACCGCAGCGCCTTTGGAAAGGGTATATCGATAAGACGCCTTTACCCACCGCGCCGATCGACGGCGAGGCCCCGGCGGAGGTGACGCTTGTCAGTGCCGCCCGGGCGCTAACCAAAGCCCTCACCCTTACGCATTCAGACCAAGTGCAGCGCCTGCGCGGCGGGGATCGGTTTTTGAAATACGCCACGATTTCGGGCGTGGTACGCAGCCCCTGGGGCGCGACGATGCCACAAGAAACAGCCCCCAAGCCCGCGCCATCGGTAACGCAGCGAGTGGGGCGCGACAGATGAACCGCTCTTCCCAACGCAAACCTGACTGGCAGATGGCCTTGATGCAGTATCTGGCCGAGCGTGCGCGGACCCCTGTAGACCCAGCACGGCCCGTCTGCGCAGAGTTCGCAGCCGGGGCCGTGGAAGCGATGACCGGGCAATCGCTTGGCATTCAGTGGCGCGACAAATACCCAACGGTGCAAGCAGGCCTTAAGGCGCTGATCGGGTCAGGTTACGCCGATCACATTGCTTTGGTCGCAGATCTCTTTGACGAAATCCCGGTCGCGATGGCCTGCCCCGGCGATATCGCGGTTCTGCCCGGCGAGGGCGGCATCCGCGCGCTGGGGATCGTGCAAGGTGCAAACATTTATGTGCAGGCCGAAGGTGGCCTTGGTGCGGTACCGCTGACTGATGCCGTCACTGCATTCAGGGTGCCATCATGCTGATTTTCCTGTCCGCGCTTCTGGCGTTCTTGCTTTTGCCCGACGCCGCCCACGCGGGGCCGGTGTTTGTTGCGGCCTTGACAAGCGCCAGCAGTGCTTTTGCTGCTTCATCCCTTGGAATGTTTCTTAGCTCGACGGTCGGGCGCCTGCTTATGTCGGTTGCCCTGAGCGCTCTGCAGGCATCTCTACAAGAGCGGCCAAAGCCGCCGGGGATCGTGACTGAGACGACGCTGACGGGTAGCACACAGCCCCTTTCCTTCACCTTGGGCCTTTATGCTACAGGTGGGCAACTGGCGTGCCCGCCCATGAGCCATGGCAAGGCGGGGAAGACCCCCAACGCCTATCGAACCTATGTTGTAACATTGGGTGCGGTGCCGGGAACCAAGCTCTCGCGCCTCATGCTGAACGGCGAATACGTCGACTTGGGCACGACCGCGCATGCAGACTATGGCCTGCCAGTCCTAGGGCGCTATGAGGGCTACGCATGGATCAAATACTACGATGGCAGCCAAACAGTGGCCGACCCGATGTTGCGGGCCAAGTATGGCAGCGACCCCGACCGGCCATGGACGGCTGATATGGTTGGCACGGGCCTATGCTATGCCATTCTCACCTTCCGGTTTTCACAGTCCATCTGGACCTCAGGTGAGCCGGGGTGGCGGTTTGAACTGAAAGACACCCCACTTTACGATCCGCGCAAAGACAGTTCGGTCGGCGGCAGCGGCGCGCAGCGGTGGAATAACCGCACCACATGGGCTGGCTCGAACAATCCGATTGTCCAAGCCTACAATATTTTCCGGGGCATCGAACTGCCGGGGTTAGGCGTCTGGGGTGGTGAAATCCCCGCATCCGATTTGCCACTCAGCGCGTGGTTTGCAGCAATGAACAGCGCAGACCAGCTCGTCACCCGCCCTGGCGGTGCCACGGAGCCACGCTACCGCGCTGGCTATGAGATTAAGGTCGATGTCGAACCGGCCGCCGTAATCGAAGAGCTGTTCAAAGTCTCGGCCACCCGCATTGCCGAAATCGGCGGCATCTGGAAGCCGCGCACGGGCGGTCCCGGATTGCCGGTCTATTTCATGACCGATGACGACATCATCGTGACCAGCCCGCAAGAACTGGACCCGTTCCCCGGAGCCGATCAGCGGTTTAACGGGATCAGCACCAACGGGCCGAACCCTGCGGCAGTGTGGGAGGCCGAACCCGATCCCGAACTCTATAACGCGACATGGGAGGCCGTGGATGGTGGGAAGCGCCGGATGGCCAGCCTTGATATGCCCGCCTGCCCCTATCCGGTCCAGCGTCAACGGATCGGCCGTGCCTATATCAAAGATGAGCGCCGGTTCCGTATACACCAACTGACCTTGCCGCCTGATGCCGCAATTCTTGAACCGCTGGACACGCTGGGATGGACGTCTGAGCGGAATGGCTATTCGACCAAACATTTTGAGTTGGGCGACATGCAGGACGATGTGCCAACGATCTTGCAAACAGTGTCGCTGCGCGAGGTCGACCCCACCGACTTCACCGATCCACCGGAGTATGGTGTTTCACCAACGCTGATCCCGACAACTCGCCGCCCAGTTCCCGCGCAGGTTCTGGCGGGTTTTGGTGTACTGCCCGGTTTCACATCCGATGCCGACGGTACCCCACGCCGCCCTTACATCCGTCTGATATGGGATGGAGATGAGCAGGACGGCGTTGTCGGCATCGAATGGCAGGTGCGGCTGGCAGCAAACGAAGTGGCAGTATCTCGCGGATCAACGACGAGTGTCGAAGCAGGAACATTGAACATCTTCAGCGGGATTCTAGGTGCCACTGTCTATCAAGCGTGCGCGCGGCAAGTGGCGGCCTGGCCGACTGAATGGACCCCGTGGGTCTATGTCACCACGCCTGATGTGCGATTAACACCCAATGACTTTTCGCAGGCGATCTGGGATGCAATTGACGCTGCAGCGACGGCGGCCGCGACAGAGGCCGGTCTGCCTGCGGTGACGGTGCTGCCCGCGACGGGCAATAGGCTCGACCAGCTTGTCCTGAAGAAGCCCGAAATGCGCCTCTATCGCTGGGATGGTTCTAATTGGGTCAATGATCTTGTGGGTAACGTGGGCAACAATTCGATCACAGCTGCGAAGATCGTTGCGGGTGCTGTCGTAACAGCCGCGCTGGCCGCAAACGCTGTCACGGCAGAGAAAATCGCCGCAAATTCCATTACAGCCGAGAAGATCGCTGCGGGGGCTATTTTGGCGGCGGCTGTCGCGGCAAATGCCATCACGGCGGATAAAATCGCCGCGGCGGCGCTCACCGCAGAAAAAATAAACACCGCTTCGTTTGCGGCCAGCGGTCTCGCTTTGTTCGGTGGGTTGCTGAAAAGTACAAACTATGCCGCGGGGGAGGCCGGATGGCAGATCACAAATGCGGGAAATGCTGAGTTCAACTCTCTCACTGTGCGAGAAAGTAACCTTGCAGCTGGTTCAACGGTTGTCGGCGACGGAAACTTCACAGCAGCCGCTCTGACGAACAATAGCGCGACGGCTCCAACCACGATGCAGACAATTACGCTGACCACCACTGGCGGCAAGGTTCTCCTGCAAGCTGACATGTCAGTGTCTGGCAGTTCTGGATCTATGATCTCGATATATCGTGGCACAACCTTGCTCATCGAAAAGCAAACGCCTGGCAGCGGGACGACTTACACCGGATCGACGTTCATCAACTTTTTCGATGCGCCACCCGCTGGCACTCATACCTACACAGTGAAACTGAGAAAATTTGCATCGGGATCAAGCTCAGTGACCGGCTCATCGCGCAGCCTAATCGCAATCGAATTCAAACAAGCAAGCTGAGCATCGGAGGCAAGAATGGAGAGCGTACAATCTATAACCCTTCGGGCAAAAGCACCAACAAACGCTTGGTGCCGCGATGAATGACCTTGCCCTCAATCGCGGTTCCGATCTGAAGTTTACCGGTGTCTGGCGGGATGAGGCTGGAGCCGCGCTCAACCTGACCGGCTGGACGATTGCGGTTTTTGAGCCGCATCCGTCTGCGGCGGGTCTTGTGGTCGCTTGGACCAATGCGGCGGCTGGGGTCTATGAGGCCAGCTTGCCGTGGAGCGATGGGACTCCGAATGGGCGCGTCGTGAACTTCCGGCTGCGGATTTCCAAGGATGGTGAGGATGTATCATCACCCATGATCTATGTGAGGGTCCAATGACCAGCTCTGCAGCATCGCTTGATATCATCGTCCGCGCCCCCGTGGTCTTGGATATCCAAGTGCCGGGTATTCAGGGTCCGGTGGGGGCAACTGGCCCGGCGGGCCCGGCCGGAGCACAAGGCCCCGCAGGGGCAGCTGGGGCAACCGGGGCTGCTGGCCCTGCGGGCGAACAAGGCCCGGCGGGTCCGCAGGGGCTCCAAGGCCCGGCCGGGCCCCCCGGGCCACAGGGGCCTATCGGCCTGACGGGGCCGGTGGGGGCCACGGGCCCGGCCGGGGCGCAAGGGGCAAAGGGGGATACCGGGAATACTGGCCCTCAAGGCCCCGCAGGACCATCAGGCGCGCAAGGCCCGGCCGGGGCCACCGGGGCAACGGGAGTGGCAGGTCTCCAAGGCCCACAGGGCCCAGCGGGGGCCGTTGGCGGCGGTGGCCCGCCGTACCCGGCCGGGCGATGGTTTCTATCAACTGTCGCAGCACTTGCAGGCGGTGCGTCGCTAGGGCTGGGCACCGCGCGTTTCATGCCGCTGTGTGTCCGTGAAGACCTGACAGTCACGCAACTGGGTGCGCGTATCACGCTAGCCGCAGCAGGTGATATTGCGCTTGCTGTCTATGCGTCTGATCCGGTCACAGGCTTGCCGACTGGACTGCCGCTCGGCAAAACATCTAGCCTGCCCTCCACTGTCGTTGGAAACGTTGGCGGCGACCTGAATGCCGCCGTCTCGCTGGCCGCAGGCAATCTGGTCTGGCTGGCTGTGATGGCGTCAACAACGGCCGCTGCAGTGCAAAGCTATTCCACCGGATCGCCACTCTTGGGTCAAGCATCCGGGCTGCTTACGCAAAACGAACTCTCGACGGCTGCGGGTTCGTCGGGCGGCGGCATCTACAAGACTGGCCTCACGTTTGGTGCATGGCCAGATATGACCGGCCAAGCCGTAATTGTCAGCAGCACAGCAGGCCCCGCCATCCAGTTCAGGAGCGCATCATGATTTCCAGTGACGCCGCAGGCAACCTCTTCCTTGTCGATGATGCAAACACGTCGCGCACGCTGGTCATTGCGGCCGGCGACCCAATGCGAGATGCCCAGATCATGGCCTTCTTTGCCACCTCCGTCGCGCCACGGTCAGCCAGCGCCAATACATCGGTGGCAGCCGATCAGATTGCGCAGACATGGGATGGTCTGGCGCTGCAATGGTCCGCACCGCCCAGCTTGGTGGCCACAATCGCGGCCGGGCAGGTCTGGGCCTACCTACTTGCTGGCGTCACACGCTACCGCCTGATCCCGTCACCCTATGTCGCCGCGAATGACGCCTTCTACACCAACTTCGACGGCACAACGCTCTCCAACCCCATCATCGCGCGAGGTTAACTATGCCATTCGCCCTCTCTGGCATCACAATCACCCAAACCGATGAAGCTGCGAAGACCATCACAGCTGTCGTCGCCATCGCCAATGGCATCCGGGTCACCTGCGCAGATCATGGATTTGCGGTTGGGCAGATCATCACCCATACCGGCACAACCGGCTATAATGGCCAATGGGTGATCAGTGCCGTCCCCTCAAGCGGCACCTATGATATTGTCAGCCAGTCCTACGACGGTGCTGGCGTGAGCCCGCTTATCTTTTCTGTCACATCAACCGGGTCCGTCGCGCGCGGTGATGCCTCGCCTGCCGGGCTTTCCGCCATCTCGGGTGTCACAACTTGGCAGCTGGTTGGGGGTGCAAAACCGATCACCTATTATTCTATCCCCAATAACGTGCGTCTGGTGATCTCCGGTCTTCTGCGTATCCCGCGCGGCCATGTCATCATCATGCAGGGTGACTACGGATCCAGTGGTCGTGTCCATCTCAGCGGCGGACGGCTCTGGATCGATAAGCGCCTCTCGCGCTTTGGCGGCGTCAGCTATCAGGGCGAGGACGCCATTGTCTTCACTGGCGCGACCGGCACAGGCGGCCGCTCCTGGGAAAACCCGCCGCAGGCTTTCTTGCATCTGGAAACCGGCGAATTTACGCAGTGGTGCAGCCCGGGGCCAAGCTCAGCGTCACGGACACTAATTCCGGAACACGCCGTAATTGGACGGAAACCAACCCCAACGGCATCTACAACCAATCCCTCACCTATTCCGCGACCTCCAACGGGGCCGGGGTCGCAGCCCTCGACCTCTTGACCTATGTCAACCAGATCATCGGCCCAAATACCCTAACCCAATGGTTCGAGGACAACCGGTTTTCTGGCAACTTCGCCAATCTGGTCGCGGTCGGATACAAAACACAAGTAACCTACCGTACCCACAATACGGCGCTTGGCACCCCGAATGGCGAGGATTTCTCCTATTCGATCCCAATGCTCGCGGACACCATGGTGACGACTGCAGACAGCACTGTCGTCGCAGCCTATACGGTGATCGACTCTGCTGCACGCCTCTACGATCGACTGAAGCTTTGGCTGGTCGAAACCTTCACAGGTCAATCCAACCCGTTTTCCATCGCAGATGGAAAAGTCAATCTCGGCGGCTATAATCTGGTGATCAACGCCTCGGCCACCACCGCCTTCACCGCCGCTGGAAATACCATCACCCTCAAGGCCGCAACCTTCACAGGCTCCCTCATCTCCACAGGCACAATCACCCTGCAAAACGGGGCCACCGTCACAGGCTCTATCCAAGATAGCGTCGCCAACAGCCAAGCCTCGATCATCCTGCCCTCTGGCTATGATACCGTCACACTCCACGCGACCGCCGCAGAAGCCGACACAGGTGCCAATCCGCTGTTCTCCGGCAATACCACCGTGCGCTATCCTTCTGCCACATATGCTGGCCAGACCGTCTGGCTGCGCGTGACATCGGCCTCCATGCCCGGCGCAGAGATCGTGGTGCCGCAACTCGTGCCCGCCGCCCCCGGCGTCTACACCTTCATCGCGGCCCAATTTGGGGAGTCTCGACAGCTTGCGGAAATTCGGGCAGCATTGACCGTCATCAATCGCGGCGTTCAACGGTCGAGCTTCCTTCTCCCCCACACCGAGGTGGTCTGATGTTTGAACCCGACAACTTTAGCCGCGATCCTTACGGCTATTGGACCAATCAGGTCTCCCACGCCCTGCAAGTGGGATTCCTCCTCCTCGTCTACTGCATCACCCTCGCTTGGTGGTATTTTGCCGGCGAGTTTCCGCAGAAATCTTGGATCGTCGGCGGCGCGGCTGTGGGATATGCCGCCTATGAAATCATCGATCAAGGCTGGCAGGGCTGGGATACCGTCGAAGATTGGATCTATGTCGTCGTCTACGGCGTCGCCGGACCCGTCACCACCTTCACAGAGATCGAGCCCGGATCAACCGCCTTCCGCGGCGATCTCCTCCTCGCCTTCCCGTTCTTCCTGATCTTTACCATCCACCTGTGCATCGGCGCTGGCATCCGGATGTGGCGCGGGCGGGAGTGAAAAAACTCAAACGCCCTCGTTCTGATTGAGGAGGCTAGATGGGCGGCAGACCCCCATCCAACACGGGACCGCTACCAACACTCCCGCCGACCACACTCGGGTTTACTGGTCGCTCCTCGCCCAGAGGGCGGCTTCAGGAAGCTCCCGCGTCCCCGAAAAATCAACGATTCGTTATCTGAAGCCCCAAGTCCCCTTCTAAGAAGTGGGGTGTCTCGTCATTCTGGTCTATGGTGCGCCCCAAAAACCAATTCAAAACATGCGGCCATCCTACCGTTGAAGTGCCGTTCAACACCACCTCAAACGTCATGTCCACAAAATCGCTCTGCTGCAAATAACCCTCCTTCAAGCGAGAAGCACCGCCCATGTCTGATAGCAAGATGAAAGCTGCACAAAACTGCGGGTATGTCCCGCAACAGGCAGACATCGTACTGTCTGGCCTTCCTATTGAAGTGGCTTTTTTAAAGGTTCAAGAAGTTGTGCCATTCGCCTATTCGTCAGCCGCTTCGCAAATATGTCTGCGGTTCTCGGAGACATCGAGAACATGAGGGACAGGCCTTGTTCGGTTTTCATGTCGAGAAGAACAACTTTGTCAGGGCCAAACTGGGCTACCGTGGCACTGCCGCTGCTCAACGGGATAGGTTGGCCGGGGATCAGGGTATCTTCAGGGGCCTGACGGGCCGCTATCTTAGACAAGAGATGATTGGAGGCAGCCAGAACAGCCATAGCAAACTGATTGGCAATGTGTTCGTCGAAGGCGATAGCATAGGTCTTCCCGTCCTGAAGAATGACTTCGACATAGGCATCTTCATCATTCGTCGAAGTCCCTATGCCTCGGATCTCTGTTACCTTTCCCCCGGCAAGTTCGCTCATACCCCGAATCCTCCCCTACATTCTGGTTGTGCTGGCTGGATGATGGGGTGACGCCAAGGTCGATGTCGAGTCCCGGTCGCCGTCCGAAGCATTGAGGTCAGGTCTACGTTGAACGGCCCTTCAAGACCCCTTCAAACCCCGGTTTCCGAAAATCGCTCTGCTGCCAACTCTGCTGTCAAACTCTGCCAACTCTGGTGGCGAGCCACAGTGATGGGTCGACCATGCCCACCTTCAAGACCGATTTCGGCACGGTGGGGGCGGTGATCTGCTGG